TTCAGATCTGTCTTTTCTTCGATGATTCTAAGTAATGTATTGTAACCATCGATATTTTGTCCTGTTTCCTTTGCAGCAGCTATATTTTTTTCATCTCTCACCACGAGAGGTGTAAATTCTACTGTCTTACCACTAACTGGCAATTTTGTTGTATAAACTGGTAATTGTATTTTCATAATTAGCTTCCCTGTTCACCCAAGGCTCCGGTAGACGTTCCTATCAGAGTACCTCTAGAATATAGATCAAATGATCTGTACACAAACTGAACACTAAACACCATGGGTGCAAAGTCTTCTACTGGCTTCAATTCTATTGGATACAGAACTCGTGGATAAACCTGATACAACTTCCATTGAATTTGATCATCGTGTCCATTGTAGATATCGATCTGGCTATTTGCAACGGTGGTATCGTAATATTTTTCAATCCCCATTGGGTGAACTACACCATTACACCACCTGTTGATGATATCGTACATAGAATTAACTGGTTCATTTTCCATATAAAACGTGATAAACAATTGTTGAGTCCAGTTCTTTCTATACGGAAAAGTTTTAATGTTTCCACGAACACCACTCTCTAGAACCGTACCAACATCCCATCCCGGAACTCTGGCAGCAAAGACGGGAATATTACTGGTGTTTGCAAAGGAAGGGCTATATTGAGGTGTCCTTATAGACATATCGACGTGAAACTTATTATGTTTCATTAAGCCATTGCTATAGATACCGGATTCACCCACCAAATGATCTACATTTTGTTTACCCTCAAAACTACCTCTGGTCATTTTAGTTGCTTCCCTTTGAATAATTCGTTTTCAGTTAGTATAGTAAATTCCCACTGATTATCATCGCAAAGTTTTCTCGCAGCTTTCCATTTTGCCTCATTTACGGCATACGTTTTCATATTCATTTCATACGTTTTTGTTTTTCTCTTCTTTACCACAGGAGGCTTTGTTTGCTTATATGGCTTGACTTCTATGAGGAAAGTCTTTATATCACCGGTTTTGGTCTTCACTTCCGCAATAAAATCTGGGTAATACTTGTGCATCTTGTTGTCCACCGGGGACAGGTATGGTATCGATAATTCTTCACTCGCCCAACGGAGTACGTTTACGTTATTGTCCAAATACTTACACATCTTTCTTTCCCACGTAGATCGACAGACAATCTTAGTCGGATTCCCGATGTATTTTGATGGATTTTCTGGTAAGTACTTCGTTTTATATGCCATAGCATACATATATATGTGTAGTACTTTGACAGATAGGAGCAAAAAATGGTTGATTATCAGTGGGGATTTAGTGACAGAACAGCAGAAGCACCATATTATCTGCAATTTTCTTGCTATGACTACCCAAGAACCTCTCGGGATAGAGCTAATTTAACTAATCACAACGATCGGTTTATTTTGCCCGGCGTCAAAATAAACAGAGGTACTGCACACAGATACTCAGAAGATGCTCCTATGATGGAAAACCTCGCACAGGCACTTGGAACCATTGATCCAAGTATCACAGAAAGACTCGATGATTCGGCTAGTTTTGGTGATTTGCTTGGGGCGGTAGAGAGCACGTTGACTGGTGTATCTGATAGATATCAGGCGGATGCATTTGGTCAGGTAACATCTAAACTAGGAAGACTCGAATTACTCACAACTGAAGCAGGATATCTTGGTTCATCGAAGAGAAAATATAACTTTAACTGGAATCTGAAATCCACTTCAGCTCAAGCAAATACTTATCGCGCACAGGTAATAGGCGAAGCATTTGAAAGAAACTCCATGCCAGTTGTGGGTAAATTTTCTGACCAAGGGAATATCGCAAATGCAAGTAGAATGCAGCCTCCCAATGTTTGGGTCATAAGAGCACTGTCTAATAATGGTAAAGACATAACAAATGAGTGGTTAGGAAGACCCAAAATTTGTGTACTGATGTCAGTGCTCCACGGTCTAGACAACCAATCATTTATTAATGAGGGTCAGGGAGAAGTTGGTTCGCCGTTTTCTTACTTCCTATCATGTAACTTTGTCGAACTAGAAAATGTGTTCAACTACAATGGATTCATAACAAGTAGATCTGAATACTTTAATGCTCTTGGTAGTTCGGTAGGAGGATAATTATATGTCATATTTTGATCTTTTTAGCAATATATCATATAAATTTCCCAATGGAGTTACACACGAAGTAAAAAACATATTTACTCGTCCTGTTTTTAGCTCAAATATAGATGAAAGTATTGAATTAAGTAATAACCAATCCCCAGACAACTTAGCAATTTCTTTGTATGAAAACCCGTCATTATATTACTTGAATTTGTTATACAACAATGTCATATCAAATGACTATTGGCCCATTTCAGGTGAAGAATACACATCAGAAATACAGTCAAAATATGCTGGATATTCATTTCATATCTTAGAGACTCCTGAAACTATTCCATCGACAGGGGATGTTGTAATATTGAAGACGGATTTTGATAATTTTGTACCAGACGAAGACGATCTTTCTGCCGAAACACTTTCTTATGGAATAGTCGAGTCATGGAATTCCACGTACAGAAAACTGTGGATAAAAAACTACAAGTTTGGAACCACTGGGGCACAGAGTGAAGGGGATCTATTCAAAGAAGATAATAGGTTCTATATTTTTAAAAGAAATTCAGATGGACAATATCCAGACGAATCACAAATTCTTGCTTCGAATGTGAGTGGTGATGATAATGCCTTCGCCTTGGATCCAAATTACATAGGCAATTCTGGCGACGAATTCACAATGAAAAGGGTATCAAAATATCTGAACTCAATTGATATTTTCGAAAATCCAGTTCGGAACATAAAGATAAATCCATTCACAAAGAATATTGTTTTTTCGGGATCTCAATACACAGCGGTAAATCAGAAGGACTTTGCGGGATTAACGTATAATTCAGGTAATACAAATGGAACATGTTCTCTATTAGAGGCATTTATATTATCTGCCAATGGACAGACTGGACCTGATGGTGTTCCGTATGTAGTACCAACTTTAGATACAACCACCAGTTTTAATGTGAAAACTGTGCAAGACAGTGTTCTAACTGAAAATGAAAATGAAAGAAACATATCGATCATACCACAGTCTGCTGTGGGTGATGTTATACAAGCTATAGCGAGTGATTTTAATGGCTAGAAATGATGTATCGTTTAGTGCAATTGAATTGAAGGCACCGGGTTCTGATCAGTATATTAATATACTAGAGCAATTTCAGTCTTCAAGTACGTTTGGTGGCATGTCTATAAATGAGGGGTTGTTTGAAACTGGTATCAGTGGATTCATTATACTAAATGATCCCGATCCAAGCAACACAAGCAGTGTTCTTCCTAGCATAAGCAATCTAGTGACTACAGGCACGATGTTAAAATTGACATTTTCTACGTCTGTTGACACCATAGAAAGCTCTGTTAATGGACTTGAATTATATGTTTATAATGTTTCTGTGGTTTCTGATTTATCTCCCGGTATAGCAACCATGGGATCTTCCCAAACAGTCACATATAGACTTGAATTTACATCGTATGAAAGTTCATTGATCAATTATGAAACTGATGATATTGTTACTCTGGATGGAGATTATGTCGCGTCGATTAGTGATTTCATTAAGGAAATAACATCATCAGAAGAAGGTTCTGGATTGATGGCTCCGTCAGATGAAAATGCAGAAATAAAGAATACTACTCAAATTGAACCTGAGATATTTTCAACTTACAACGGTGTTTGGTTTAAAAGAAATCAATCACTATATCCTTGGGGAAAAGAAAAAACTATCCCAAGTATAAACACCCTAATACAATCAACATTAAATTATGCAATACCAACTGTTGGATTGAGCAAGGATGATGATGGTAAGGAAGAAGATCCGGGTGTGGCTCAAGAATCAAATCCATCATATGTCTTCTATCAATCACTACCATATGGACAATGGCATTATGTACCCATTGGTGGAGGGATATCTGATGAGAGTAATACTGATGCCAATGATGAACCAGTTCAAAGTCTGTATAATAAGAGTTATGTAAATGGAAAAGAAAATGCAGGATATCATACCTATCAGTTTACAATGGACGAGAATGTAGGAAAAAGAATTGAACTATTTAAATTAATAAAAGACACTGATTTATTGGAACTAGAAGAAGCTGGTGTGTTTGGTTCTCGTTACAGGTTAATCGAACCAAACTACAGAGGGATTTATAATGGTATTGAGATAGATACCACTGAGGATGATGATGAGAGTCAAGTTCATGACAAAAAAATTATTGGAGCGTCCACAAATGCTTACTACCACGATGCAATGAGCATCGCAACCCATCTACAACAAAATGACGTTGTTTATGAATATGCCGATTTTTTCACTGGAAACGAAGATGCAGACGAAGATGCAGATGCAGATGAACTGATCGCTGCAAATCCATTACTTGGTAAAAAAATAGAAGGTGGAAGAGAAAACCCAGCGTTTGGTCGTTTGGTTGATACTGTATATGGTTACTTTGATACATCATACTTATACAAACCTTTCCCAACTAAAAACGATGATTATGCCAGTGGTCGTCAAAACAAATATATGTGGCAAACTATGTTTGACATGACAGAGTTCCCATACAAGTTCAATAGTAAAACAGGAGAACTTGGATTAAAAATAATTGTAGATGCAAGAAATGAAGTAGAAAAGGGTAAACTGGCTTATGCAGTGCTTTCTGATCTAAAGGAACAATGGAACAGATATAGACACTCAGTGTGTTGTGATAACACAGTTGGTGGTAATAAGTTCTTGGCCATGTTAGTAGGAGCAACTGGTGGAGTTACTGCTGAAAGAAACTTGATACCATTTGGTTTGAGTGGGGGAGTTACTCTTGACAATTTATACAGATATTCATTTGTGGAGGTAGATGTTTGGCCAAAGGTTCTTGTTCCACAGGGAATCACGGTTGGTGCTCTCGGTCTAACTGCTGATGATTTAACTGACGTGACGTATGATAATTTTGATACCTTTGAATATTACGATTATATTACTCAAGTAGACATAAATCCATCAACGGGTGAACATGAAATTTATTTTGCTGGTAATTCTGCGGGTAGCGAAGGAATTACTTTGTCATTTGGTTTACCGAACATCGCAGGTGCTGATGATCCCGGTGCGGGACAAGAATACCGCATAAATCAAGAACAAGAATTCTTCGTAGTCCCCGTTCGGGGCGGAAGGCGCGGTCTGTTTACTTCCTATAATACCATGGAGTTAACAAACAATAAAGCATTTACTGGTGCAGGTATAAACAAGAAGGGCTTTAACTATCCAGCGGGATTTGGTTTGATGCCTATTGGTGGAATGACTTCAGGTAGAGGAGCCGGGGAAGGTACAACTCCCATACCAAGTAAATATATGGGATCTATTGTTGAGATGTCTTCGGTTCAATCTTCTGATTTAAATGAAATAAAAACTAATGCTTCATCTGCCGCGGTAGCATATGAACCCCCCAGTGAACTAGAGGAAACTGGACCAAATGCTGTTGTTGGTTTACTTAATCATATACTAGGAACCAAGAATCTACCGACTACATTTGGTGGTTCAACAGCAGAACTGTCTCTTATTGATCCAGACACAAAACAGGTCACAACTTTGGAACGAGATGATAAGGATGATCGACCTGATATTAGTGATAATGCTAGTCCACAGCCAAAGAAGGGTGTACTGGAAACAACAAATTCGGTGGTCTACTTATTTACAGCAGAAAATGATCACGATGGGAAATGTACAACATGAGTAGCGATTATAAAAACATAAGAGCAGAAGTAAATCGAAAAGTTGGATATACGGAAAATGAGAGTATTGTACTAAACAAAGATTATTTTGACTGTGTTAATATAAAAGGTAGCACGGATAACTCTGGGTGTAGTGCAGAAAATTCTTTATGTAAATGTCCATGCACTGGTGGAAACACATCAGAGGCATCCGCAGTGCCATTATTCAGAGAACCAACTGATGAAGAAATGGAATTTGCTAAAAGGCAAATTACAGTATGCAGCGATAATGATGAGTATGCAGGTTATTTTATATTAGATCCTGATGCCCTTGAAAGTTCATGTGGTGTTCAATGTCATGGCTCACGGTATTATAGCACACTTCAAGCCCAAAGAACGTACAGCACATTTTGGTCCACCGGGAAGAAAACTCCTCTGTATAGAAATGCTTTGATAAACCTATATACTGCACAGCAGGCTGTTTGTATAGTTCCCGGTAATGTAAATTTAAGACTGGGTGAATTCATTAATATTCCATCTGATAACAGTCCGCTAGGTGAAAAATATTCTGGGTGTTGGCTCATATCAAATATTCGACACGCAATACCATCTCTACAAAATTACAAAATGATTTTAACTTTAATACGAGACTCTAAGATAGAAAGTCCAGAATAATGGCTAAAGGTACAGATTTAAATTTAGACTTTGATACTAATTCTTTCACAAGAGATTTCAGTCTTAGCAAAGATACTAGAGCGATCAATCAGTCAATTACCAATATCTTATTGACACGTAGAAATGAAAAACCCTTTACTCCGGGATTTGGTGTTGGGCTTGACAACATGTATTTTAAATTAGCAAATATGAACATGGCTGATTTTGTCTTTCTAGTTGAGGATGCAAGAACTAATATAAATAGGTATGAACCCAGAGTAACTTTTAGTGATATGGAAATTTTAAATCAAGATACAGTATTGGATGATGGTAATATTCAGCTACTTGTTACATACACACTAAAATCTTCAAAAAATGATAAAATTGACAATGTAAAAATTGTTATACAGGAAAATTAAATGAGCACACAACCAATACAACTTGGAAGTTTAGATTTTGATGATATTAAAGAAAACCTCAAAAGTTTTCTAACCAATCCAGATAATCAACTTGATGTAGATTTTGATGGTTCAATTGCAAGTACTGTGGTCGATCTTTTATCATACAATACCTTATACTACGCATTTTACTCGAACATGCTTATGAATGAATCATTTTTCGACTCTGCTCAAAGGGTCGAGAGTTTAATTTCATTATCAAAGCCATTAGGTTACACGGTAAATCATAGAAATGCCTCAACAGCTACACTAAAACTTACTAACACTGGGGATAATACTGAAACACTGACACCGTATAGCACGTCCGTATCCGGAGTAAAAAATGGTATAGGTTACACATTCATTTATGTAAATCCTGTTAATGATGCAGATACTACTATTAATCAACTTGCTCCTCAAGAAACTAAAAACTTTAAATTTTACCAGTCATCGTCAGTTGTGATTAATTCACCTGTGACTGTGGACTACACAAATCAGAAATTTAATATTAATAATAAGAATTTAGATCCTAGAACTCTTCGGGTTCAAGTTAATGAAGCTGACGGACTCAAAGACTATACTAGGGTCAGCAATACAAACTCTA